CATAAAAGCGCCGGGGGTAGATGGTTCGGAAACAAAATCAAAGCAGATAAGTTGAAAATCATCTTCAACCATTGTAGTTCCACGAACTTCTCTTACTGAGCCAAGGCCACGGGACGAGATGCCGAGTGTGACACCAGAGTTAGCCAGTTGTTTAAGTATTTGGCCTGACGGCGTATCAAGGACTTCAACCTTACCCATAAGAGCCTCGCCGTCCCACCACATATCTGTAACTAGGTGAGAGGCGTTTTTTAGGTTGATAACTGAATCATCAGGGTGGTCTAGCTCGCCAAGTGCTCTGCGTTCCTTAACAAGTTTCCAATAGTTTTCTACTTCACGTTGGAGAATGTTTTTGGAATACACGCGACCGTTGCCGTTTGGTGTGTCAAACTTCTGCATACAGCCAGTCATATAAAACTTCTTGCCTGCGGCCATCAGTTTCTTTTCATCTTCGGTTAGCATGTCTTGGCAGACACCGCCATCACAAAGTGCGTAGTATTCTCGTAAAAGTGCTTTTCCCATAGTTATCTCCAATTGACGTTAGCGGGCGCAACCCGCCCGAGTTAAGAGCCGCTACAGCAGCGTCGAACCTCTGGTATGTTTCTACGTCGCATTGTTCACTCCTTTGTTAACCGAATACCTTCGTCACCAACAATCATTGAAAGAATGTAAGAAACTCCGGCACCTACCCAACCACAAATAAAAAAGTTTGCGATAGTGTAGTCAAAAGTAAATAGTTCTGTCCATTGGTTTATGACAAACAAAAACCAGCCTGCATGGAAGCCAAAGCACAGGGTACAGTTAAATAACTTACCAAAACCACCAAGCCATTCTTTACTTGGGCGGATTCTATTAAAAATACTCGCGTACACGACAAGATAAGTCAAGCCGTAGCAAGCGAGTGCAAACCACAATAGTTCCATTATTCGCCTCTACTCATAAGTATAATTTTGCCAGTATGGACCATAACTATAGCCGGGGCGGATGTTACCTTTCTGTGAATCATGGGGAACTTCGCCAAGCTCTGTGGATTCTTCTTCGGTTGGTTCTACAAACTGTTCTGTTTCTACTTCTTCAAATTTATCCATAAATTCAAAATACGGACGTTCTTCATCGATGTATTTAGAGATATTTAAAATTAGCATGTTTATTACATTTAGTTCTTCAGAATCCATAAACGTAGCTTCCATAGATCCATAAATAGAACCCCCTTGAACAGTCTCAGGTAATACTAGACCTTTTTTTGTTAGGTAGTCAAACAATCGATCTTGAGCGCCGTATACAAATTCTGACATTTGATCTTTTGCTATAGCAAGAATCTTTTTCTTTCTTTTCATAACAATAATGTCTATGTCAGCATGGTCACTGATGTAGTAATCCCCATTAGCTGACCTTCTTATCTGAAGCTCCACTTCTGCAATAGGCTTAGATTCTTTCTCTTGAGGTTCTTTCGAACCAACTGTGATCTTGATTGCCATTACTCAGAACATTCCTTAGTTAATTTTTGAATCTGCATAATTTTTTCTAGCATGACGGGATTTATTTTCTTTGTTTGGAACTTATCGAGGGCTCCCCTTACTTCATCAAGCTTTCTCGATAGGTCACTATTTTCAATAATTATGTCGTTTTGTTTAAGAAGAGTAACTTGATTTTTAAGTCTGCTAAGTTCTTCATTAAGATAAACTTTAAACTCTAATTCATTTTTACCAAAAGAAACAATGTAATTATTCAATAGATCTTTCTGTTCTTGCAAAAGTTCACCATCATAAGTTTTATTAAAATTTTCTATAACTGTCTTAAAAACTAATTTATCAACATGAGGCATTTGTTTTGCTTTAACTTGTTCTTTTTCTTTTGCGGTCATGGCAGCAATCAATGTTCTTTCTAAAAGAACCTTTTCTCTTACAGAGGTGTTTTGTGTAAACAGTTGCGAAATAGTAGCAAGGTGCTTGTAGTTGGGAACAAAATTACTATACACCTGCTTTCCAACGTTCTTGTTAATATCCTCTATTAATCTAGATTGTGCCTCAAAAATTTCTTGTGAGTCCAGTGTAGTATATCTACTCATAGATTCAGATAATAAACGCTCGGCTGTGTACAAATCTGCTTTTTTAGTTTCAGATAGAGTTTTAATAAGCTCTAATTCTTTCTGCAAGATCTTACCAGTAGAAAAATTTTCCTTTAGTATAGAAACTAAAGCATTCTTTTTTTGTGCGTCCTTGTTAACGACAGCTTTGGTTAACTCCTTAACCAATGCTTCGTATAAGAAGGCAGTGTTTCTTTTTTTATTGTGCTTTAGTTTCATTATTGATCTCCGCTGAATTGCCCAAACTTTCTATTAGGCTTTTAACTTCCCAACTTACATTATGTATTTTCTGTTCATGCATCAGAAAACTATTATCATAATTAGTTTCTTTCGATTCAAACATCCCCTTGGCTAAGGAATCTAAGCCTCCATAACCACTCTTACCGGGAAAAGTTTTGCGGGGGTCCATGTTCGCACCTGCAACTGACGACCGGTGGCGCTTCATTGCACCCTTTGCTCTATTGTCCCTACCCTTCTTGACTGGGTGATAAACTTTTCCTTTTGAGCCGGGTGTAGTATAGCCGCTATCCTCTCTTCGGCCGGGAGCCGCTAAAAGCGGGTCGTCGCCAATCTCAGGCTCTGCTGGCTCCTCTGCTGCGGGTTCATCGCCGCCAAGGTCATCACCAAGGTCAGCGCCAAGGTCATCACCGAGATCATCGGCAAGATCTTCAAGACCTTCATCTCCTCCGAGGTCACCAAGGCCTGCGCCTGCTGCTTCTTCTTGCATTGCTTCCGCAACTGCTGCAAGTGATGCGTCAAACTTACGATCGTAGAAAATCTCTCTTTGATTTCTCTCAAACTCTTCGTGAGACATACTAAACAAATGCTCCGCAATCCACCTGCGCGAGAAGAAGCCTTCTGTTGCAGCGCCGGCCACAGAGAATTTCTTATCCCAGTGCTCTAATTCTTGAAGTTCAGAGATCTTAGATGGGTTATTCAGCGCAAGTTGAAAATTAAGTAAATCATCATCTCTAAACCCTAATGTATAGAGGTGAATAATACCGACCTTTTCTAGCTCCGACACAACTGCTCTTTGCAGGCGCTGAATGGTTCTGGCGAATCGTATGTCTTTCTGAGCTAAGGTAGTCTTGTCTTCGTCTGCGCCCTCGGCGTTTGTTAAGTAAGACGCTGGTATCTTGAGGGCAGAAAATAATTTATCTCTTAGATATTTAACATCGTCAATGTCTCCCGTAAAGGTTCCGCCTGCCAATGAAATAATCTCTGTTTTGCTATCGCCTCGAACAGGAATAAAGTAATCTTCTTCAACAGATAAAGGATTGTAACGTAAATCAACTCGACCTGTATTTTCATCTACTACTGTATTACGTTTCATGGAGCTGATCACTTTTTGCATGTATTGCTCAACTTCATTAGGTGGAATCTGTCCAACATCAACCTTGATAACGCGGCGCTCAGGTGATCGAACAATACGGTAAGCCATCATAGCATCTTCTAAAAGAATTAATTGGCGGAAGATTCGACGGGCAGGCTCCAAAACTGAAGTGCCGTATGGTGCATATTTATCATTGCCCAGAATACGGAAGTGAGCAACCTGCCAATTTTCCATGGTTAGACCGCCAGCATTCCATTGGTATTGGACGTAGTTCGGGTTGGTATTGTCTTCACCTTCTATACGCTCGACCTCATTGGATGGAAGGCCAATACCACTGCGAATACCATACTTTTCATCAATGTCGAGGTACAAAAAGAAATCACCATACTTACACATTGAACGACACCATCCAAAAAGATTGTGATCAACATTTAAGATGTTATGGTATAATGAATCAAGAACAGCTTTTATTTCTTCATTAGAACATTTAATGTTAAGCATTGGTTGTAATGAAGAGTGGGTAGTCATCTCATCAGCATAGATGTCCATAGCTGATGCAATCTCTGGTGTGTATTCCATCTGATCGAAGTCTACATAACGCTCGACACGGTTGTGTTGATTCATTACGGCTAATTGTAGATTATAAGAACTATTTGATCTTGCTGTTTTAAAAGATTGTCCGCTAGCTGATGTGAATCTACTTTCGTACTTATCTAATTGATATCTTCTTAGACGACGGCCCTGTTGTGTTCTTCTATTAACAAGAGGCCCAGAAAAAATTCTAGTTAGAGACTTGAACAGTTCTGATCTTGGGTTTCTTGGGTTTCTACTTTGATCTGCCATTTACTTATCCCTTAATTAACCAAATAAAGTTTTTATGATCATTCATTTCTTTTTTTGCTTTTTCATTCCAAACATCTTGGCGGTGGCCTTCCATTCCGGGTATTGTAGTTTGTATTTTTCTAGAATTTAATTTCATTGCGTCCACCATAGCCTTCTTATACTCTAGATCTTTTTTATTAATTTCTAGGGCTGTATCTCTCACCCAACAACCGATCGCCAAGGCCATAACTAAGTCATCATGATAACTTCTCATTGCCTGTGCTTTGTTATTGTTCCAAATAAAAGTTTTAAACTCGTCTACAATTCGCGAAGAATATATTGTAATTAGTTTATTTCGTATGAATTCTTCCATTTTCGCTACGATAAGTGGGCGAGTCTTGGATGAGGTGGTGAAGCCGGGAACTGAATTGTTAATAGATTCAGCCCGTACCTGATCAACATACTCATGCGTGCCCTTTATTGAAAAATAAAGATTTGGATACGATCTATCTTGTAATTTCTCTAGGATTGATATTCCTAGACTGTTATTCTCAACCACCAGCAGACAATTGCCAAATTCTCTACCTGTGGAATCAAGAATAGAAGCGAATTCCTCAAGGTTTGGTTTGCCACGATATTCACCTACTACCTCCATAGTCTCTAATTTAACTATGTGGAAAACAGAAAAATCTGCCCCGTCACCTCTTGCAACATCAGCAGAAATCATGTAAGTAGCTTCAGAACTATACTGTTCCCAAAGCCATAGATTGCGATCAAAGCCGGTTCTATACATTGGTTCTTTAACACCAAAAACTAATCTTTCTAAATCTTCCGGATGTATGACAGTTTCACCAGAAGCATTGAAACTACACTCTAACTCCTGTGCGATCTGGCGGCGAGACATATTTCTGGTTTCTTTTTTGAACCAATCTTCGTCGCGATCAGGGTGAACACTCCAAGGCAAGTTGGTTGGATGAAAGTCATTGACATTTTGTTCAGCTTCAGTATAAGTTTTGTGGAACCAGTTGCCAACACCGTTTGGTGTGGACAGTGCGATACAGCGACCACCAGTAGACAATGTAGGATACAAACCTGTCCACAACTCTTCTAATCCGTCAACGTGTGCGGCCTCGTCAATAACGAGGAGGGATAGTGCTTCCGAACGACCAGCATCACCAGATGTGGAAGCAGCCTTGACTTCTGAGCCGTTAGTCAGGACAAACGACGTGCGGTTGTCAATCTTGATGTCTGCGATGCGAAGCCAAGGGGGAACATTCTGCATAATGTTCTTTACCTTCTTGACTAGGTTTGCAGCGGTCTGGAACTTAGTTGCAATAACCAAAACGTTCTTGTCTCTGTAAAACAACAAAAGCCACACGATGTATGCGGCTGTGATAGTTGAAATACCCAACTGTCGTGCTTTAAGAATAACATTAAAGCGATAGTCGTTAAAATCTACAAGCAAATCATCCTGAAAGGGATACGTCTTAAATGGTATCAAACCTTTCAAGGGATGCGAGATTCTGGCATAGTTATTAATAAAGTAGGAAGAGTCCTTACCGCATTTAACTATTTCTTTTACAACTTCTTTTTTAGATAGCTGAGACATTAGTCCTTGCGGGTGTCGTTAGGTGCTCTTCCTTCGCCGCCTTGGGCTAAGAAGTTGCGGAAGCTATCTTCTAGTCGCTCTTCGGAACCAGCTTTGACACCTTCGGTGCTGTCATCAAGTCCACCTATGTTATAGAAACATTTGGCTTGAACAAAAGTACGGACCCTAGAAGTATTTTGTACAAAAGCATCCATCTCCCCATCCTTAGTAAGTGATAAAGAGCTACCCGTAACCTTTCTATATTCTTTCTTAATAAAAGATGCGATGTCCTCTATCATTTGTTCCAAGTCGGACTCAAACCCATTCGCATAAACATCCTTTAATTTAGTTTCAGCATGGTAGTGGATACAAAGTTTGTTGCCGTGAAAAGAAACTTTAAAACCATCCATAACTCTAGAGTCTAGGATAGGATGCCCTTCTTCTCTTTTAAGACCAACCTTGATGGGCTCACCATTCTCGTCAAGGGCTCCATCATAACTGTTTGCCATTACTTGAGAGATACCTTGGACGATTTCCATTGTTGTAGCCATTAACTTTTCTCCTGTTTGTTAGGACGCCAACCTGACAGCCAGCGTTCCTCTCTATTGTCAACCCACTGAATGTAACACTTATAACAACATTCGAACTTGTTCATGTAAACATCATCTTTTTTTGAAAAGGAATAAGTTTTACAAACTGGACAGGTTCTCCTAGTTGCGTCTTTATTAAGTAGTTTTTTAGAGATTAAAAAGCCGTCTTGTTCTACTTTATCATCCTTTTCTTCGAATGAACGCTCTTTTTCGGCAAGCTTTTTAATCTGATCTTGATAAGACTTTTCTTTTTCATCGTTCCAATGTTTCCTTGGGTTTTCTATAGCCTCTGGGCCATATTTCTTCGCGATCGCTTTTTCAAATCTAGCAATGTCATTTAAATCTAAATCTTTTTTCATTACCGACTCGCAAAATGATAAGTGCCGAAGCCAACTCCAAAACCAACGGCCATGCTGGTTGCGACGACTACGGGTATGTTTAGTTTTTTATTTTTCTTGATAACGTCTCTCAGGGTTTCGATTTCTTTATCCCTCGTATCAATTTCTACCTGATAGCGGACCTGTGTTTCTTCAAGAGTGATCTGCATGTTGGTGATCACTAATTCTGTGTCTAAGACAAGAGCCTGCTTTTCATACTCACACTTGGTTTTCATCTCTTCTGCCAGAAACTCTTTCCAAGTTAATAGTTTGGCTGTGGCCTCTGTATCAAAGCAGGTTGCTTCAAATGGGACAACCCCGCCTTGCGGAACGAGGGTAAACTTACCATCGCCACCGTAAGCCACGGGGATTGTTAAGAGAAATAAAAATAATGTTTTAATCAACGTGTTCAAAACCAAACTTTGCCTCAATCTCCACGATCAGTTGATCTGGATTGCTTTGTCGTAGAGTAACGAAATCTCGCACTCGTTCGCTCTTTGCTTCTGCTACTGCTTGCTGGTATTCGGTGTATTCCATTTCCAGTTCTTGTAGCTTTACTTTGTAGTCTTCCAGAGCCTTTTCTTTGCGTTCAGTCTCGCGTTGATGGCTCTTTTTTAGTTCTTTTAATCTTGTCTCGTAGCTTTCTACGGATGCGTCGTATGCGTTAACTAGACCTTTGTGGTCTTGCCACCAAAAGAAGGAGACCGCAAATAGCAGTCCAGCCAGCGCGACCTCCTTCCAATAGGTGCCTAT